ATGGGTGTAATTTCTTCGTTTAACATTAGTATCCTAAATCCTTTTTAACTTGTGATTGTTTCGCCTGGCGTTCATCGTACTTTTTACCACGCAATTCGGGGGTTTCTTCTTGCACCAATCTACGAACCCGTGTAATGGTGTCGGAAGATGTTAGCCGCCCATTGGCCATTAATTTTAAGAAGTTCATCGCGGTGGTGTTGGATGATGGGTATCCCATCGCCTCCATTTCCAATTTCCAATACCATGCAACCAATTGTTGGTCGTTGTCTTTGAAGTCGGTGTATTGCGTTAGCAAGTCAATAACCGTTTGTTTGATATCCATTTTCATATTTGTCGATACAATTATACTATTTTAATTTCAAAATTCAAAAGGTGATGAAATTTTTTGCTCAATTCGTTCTTTGTACATCGTGTACATTCCTTCGTATGTTGTTGGAATCGTGGCACATTCACCGTTCCTATTTTTTGCGATAAGTAATTCAGCATCCTCGATTAATGGTTTAACATCCAAATAATAAGCGGGTCGATACGGAAACATAACCACATCTGCATCTTGTTCGATGGCTCCCGATTCGCGTAGGTCTGACAACATTGGGTGTTTGTCCGCTCTATCTTCTGGCTTCCGTGATAACTGTGCCAATACCATGATTGTGCATTTTAATTCTTTTGCCAACAATTTTAATCCGCGCGATATTTCGGCCACTTCTTGCTCCCTACTTTGTTTTGACCCCGTCATTAATTGTAAATAATCAATAACCAATAAATCCAAACCTTTACGGGATTTGTGCAACCTGGCCTTGGCTTTAATTTGTTCCAACTTGCCTTGCCTATCATCATCAATAAAAAATTCAATGTTTTGATTGTTCGCAACATGAATTATTTTTTCAATTTCCAACGGTGTCAATACCCCGTTTCTCATTTTCCAATTTGCGATGTCACCAATCAATGACATATACCGCTTGGCCAATTGTTCACTACTCATTTCCAAACTGATAAACAATGCCTTGCCTCCAAGTTGTGCAAACTCTTTTGTTAGGGTTAATGCAATTGCCGTCTTTCCCATCCCTGGTCTACCCGCCATTACAATCAAATCCCCTTCATTATACCCGCCAAGATATTTGTCTAAAAACTTCCACCCCGTTTCTTTCCCAATCAACTTACCACCTTTTTCGGAGTTGGCGATGATTTGATCCACAACTTTGTTTGTAACCTTAATGATGCTTTCGGGGTCTTGGTGCGTTGAACAATTGGTGTTGTTTAATGCTTCTTGAATATCAGCCACCAAAGTTTTCAAATCCTTATTTATGTCGATTGTGGTTATTTTTTTAACCAACTCATCCCGCAGGTATGCATATTCTAATTGTTGCAAATGCGGTTTGATGTCCGCAACCCCACTTGCTTCTTGTTGTAGTTTAACAATCTGTACAATTTCAGTCCGCTCAAAGTGTTTGGCAAGGGTTAAAATATCAATGGGTTCATTGTCTAAATACATTTCAGTCATGACCTCCACCAACTTTTTGGCGAATGGGTCTGTGAACCAATTTTTGTTTACCCGTGGTAAAAAGTGACGGGCGGTATCATAGAATAAAATGTTGGCTAATACAATTTGTTGGTTGTTCATAGGGTTGCAAGTGGGAGTTTGTTTGTTGAAATTTCAATTGGTTTAATTATCTGATACGGCAATTCATCCTTCCATCGAAGTTGGTTAATGAATGTCGAAAAGTGCGGAAGATATTCCATTTTCCCCGCATCCTTATGATTTTGAATAAACTTTGGAATAAATGTAAATAACAATTGTTTTTCAGAATCCTTTAATTTTTCAAAGGATGATTCTGCTTTGACTCTGGAACCCTTCTTTAAGTACATTTCCCAAAATTGTTCAAACGGGTACAAATCGTTTTTATCTTGTTCTTCTTCTTGTTCTTCTTCTTGTTCTTCTTGTGATGCAGTATACATACCATTTACATACTCTATCAATACTCTATCCTTAACAACGCAAAGTTCTGATTTTATGCAACTTACAACTTTTGGTGATGTCGACCCGTTATATTTTAGCCAATTCTTTAATGCAACCTCTTTTGTGGTTTCTGAATATAGAATTTTGCCCACCTTTATAAAGTATGCAAGGAGTTTGGATACTCTATCAATACTGTATCCAAGTTCAAACGCCATTTGTTTTTTACTGATTTCGTAAATACCACATTGCTTAGTTCGTTCGTTAGTCAACAAATACAAATAGAATAAACGATGGTCATTGTCAAGGTCTTGAATAAATGGATCACTCCAAAACGATGTGTGGATTTTCCTAAAAATGGCCATGTCATTTTGATAATAAATGTTTGATAACCTCATTGTAAATTTCATGAAGGTTTGATGGCGTTCCCCAAACTTTATCCCCCAGGTCGGAAAAGATATTCCTACCGCTAATAAAATACAATTGGTCTAAATGAAAGTCGTAAGTGTGCCACCACTCATGGTTGATGTACACTTCAATTACGCAATGGTTTTTGTCTACTCTGGTTTTGGTTGTGTATGTGTTTTTCATAAAATAAAAAACCCCATCAAAATAGTGCAGTTGCGGTGCGACTATTCTAATAGGGTAAAAATCGTTTAACATAAGGAATCCGCAACAATCCCGTTAACGCCACAAATATAAAATAAATTATCCGTATATTTGCAAAATCCGTTTGTTATTTGTCATATCATAGGATGGGGGGCTTTATTGCCCCCTTTTTATTGCGTTAAACATCACAACAATCCAAATGACACCACCCAATCCCACCATCGACATGCCGATGCACTGGGCCACATACGGGTGATGCACAATTAACCACCCGTAACCCAACCCACTCAATACAATACAGACAAGGGATAAAATGAACATTCTCATTTGCGGAAGTGGTTTTTAATTATGTCCAATGCCAATATCGTTTCCGTGCTGAATTTGTATTGGCCTTTTAACTTGTCGATAAAATCGCGTAGTTCGTTATTTTCAACCTTAGTGAATAGGTCAACTGGCTTTGGTGTTTGAACCTCCTTTGGAATGTACTTGCTTCTGTGCTTGGATATCTCCATTAACAATTGGTCAACCAAAGCATCGGTGTATGGTTTATCCTTAATCCATTTGCCATACATGTCAAGGTAACCCATTTGTTTTAACATCAACGATGTGCAACCCTGCGCCCCGTTGTCCTTGATTAATTGATTGGTCATGCGTTCACCTTTGGAAACCATTGTTAATAACGCTTGATACCTTAGTCGTGTTGTGTATCTTGATGCTCTCATTTGCTTAGTTTTATTTGGATCGTGTCCTCGTTCTGAATGTACTGGGCAGGTGTTATTAATTCCCCATCTGCACTAATCAACAAACCTTGGTTGGTTGTTTTATACGCATATTGGGCTTGTTTCTCCAACTCCTTCACCTGGTTCTTCAATTCAATTATCTCGGGTATATGGTCATAATTGTAACGACCCCCACCCGCTTTCTTTGTTATCTCATAACCGCAATACACTTGGCCATGCCATTTTACCGCCTCGGTTAATGCCAATGGCTTGACCTGGTCTTGAAACTCCTTAATGGCTTCCGCCATTTCTTTTAAGTGAATGTGGAATGCAAGGGGGCATCGTTCGCCCCCCTCCACTTCAATCATCATGTTTGCCAATTTGCTAATATCGTTTGTCATATCTTTATATTTTAGAAGGGCAAGTCATTGGCATCGTAAGTTGTTGGCTTTGAGTTCTGCAAAGTATCAACCCCATTATTCACGAAATTCTCAAAAATTTGGGCATAAGAGAGTATCTCATGCAGTTTAATATCCCCGTTAATGACAAGGTCACCCGCAACCTTTAACACGCTCATACGCATTATGTGTTTGCCCGTTTCGGGGTCTTTGGCCTTTGGTGTGAATCCTTGTGTTGCCCCTGGTTGTGCCATTACGGGCGCAATCTTGTAATAAATGCGGTCCTTAAATGTTCTGTCCGTGATGGTGTAATCCGTTTCAACCCCAACACTAAATTTGGTTTGTGGATTTGACTTACTTGCATACTCACCACTATCGCCATTGGCAAAGGTGATTTCAAATTTGTACAATGTGCCATACTGGCCATCGAATGATCCGTTGGCGGTTACATTGGTTACCGCACTTCTTTTTGTTTGTTCCATATTATTTTGTTTTTTAATGTGTAGTTTAACTGCTCTAAAATCTCAAATTGCTTTTCCATTGATAACCCGTTCCGTTTGAATTGAAATTTCCATGTCGTAACGGTGTTGTAATTGGTGTTTAATACCTCTGATAATTCTTTGTTTGATTTGCTGAATACTTCGTTTAACGCTTCGTGTGTTGTCATATTTGTTTACTTTCTTTTCCTAATTCAAAGGCCTCCCACAATGTCAATTCCTGGTTAAATGTGATACGCCATAAATCCATTAACTCCGATTCATAGTGCATCTCAATAATCTTGATGTGTTTGAAATGCTTGTTGGTTTCTAATACCTCGCGCAACTTGTTAAGTTCGGGGGTCCAAATTAATAGTTCGTTGTTCATTTCTTGCCTGTCTTAAACTGATACAATGTTTGTGTGTACTCATCAAAGTGCGGGATGTACTCATCGCGTTCGTACTCGAATGGTTTGGCCTCTGGTAATTTGTTAATGTCATTTTTGTACTGCTTCAACTTCCATCCAAGGAAGGAAACAACCACCGCAACGGGTGTAAGTAGAATGAAGTAAATTATATCCATGTTATTTGTCTTTTCAAAAATAGGTTAAATAATTTTAGATTCCAAATTAAATGCGTTGTAAAATAAAATCAAACGCATCGTGTAAAGTGACTGTGCGATAAATTTCAGCCATGCGATAAGCGTGTTCCCATGTCGGTGCATACCAAGTTTTGGTGTACAATTCCTTGCCTTGTTCTGTGCGATAAACGCATTCGTAAATGTTGATTGTCATATCCATACCACGAATATACATCCATTACATTTGAAATTCCAAATTACAAATATAAAAAGATTAAAAAAAAGTGAGAATTAACCCACTTTCTTTGTGAATGGCCTTATTTTTTTGTGAGTGACTTCAACATTGCAATCAACTTAGGGTGTGGGTACACATCCGCCTTGTCTGGTCTAACCGAATTGTGTGTGAATACACCTTCCTCGCCCTTCAATGCCCGTTTGCTCACTTCCCAAATATCCTCATTGTAAGTCAAATCAATGCCGTACTTGGTATTCCAATGGATCAACAACTCCTTTACGGATTCGATTTGTGCATCCGTGTAATTCTGCCATAACTTATAACCCTTATATGGTTTATCCAACTCAATTACATCGTCCTTCTTGATTTCACCGCCTACATAATTATAATACTTACCACCTTTTTGTGTTAATGGTCCGTAATTACAAATCTCAATACCGATTGATGAACGATCCAACGGAAGGTATGGCAACCCCTGGCTCATGAAGTGCTTTGTACCTAACCCAAGGTGATACGCCCAACACTCGCTTCCAAACCCTTGCACGATGGTTCCGTCATTACTGATGGATACGCAAGTTGCAACCTTGTTGGCTTGTGATTCCCAAAACTGAAACACTTGTTCGCCACTTGGTCCACCCGCCGTGTGGTGTAAATAGATTTGTTTCTTTTCAATCTTTTCGTAATTGTACGAACGGAAATGTACTTGTTTAGTTTTCATCCTTCTTGCTAAATTTATCTATTGATGTAAATCCCAATGTTAAAATCGTTACCCATTCAACCGCTTCCACCAATTCTTTTGATGGTGCTATCTCCTGCGGTGACATAGAATTGTGCCAAATAGTACAAACGCCCCGATGATTCCAACGAAACGCTTTGAACTAAATTGACCTTGGTCACCTTTGAAAATCTCTAATATCTTTTTCATTATCCTTGGCCTCTACTGGCTTTTTTTGATTTGTGTTTGTTGATGTGCTTTGTGTGTCTGCCCAACTTATTTTTGGGCTTTGCACGGAATGTCGATGTGTTGGTTGCCTTTGCCATTATTTGTAAATGTATAAACGGAAGTATTGAAAATCCTCTTTACCACCTTCTTCAACATAGTTCAACCACGCATCGTATGTCGGGCCACTGTACTTGATTTCCTCGGTTGCCGTGTCAATACCACTTCCAATCATTTTAACCGCGTACACCTCAACTTTTTTTGCTAATGCTGCCACCTGGGCTTCCGCCTTCTTTACATCCTCTTTTAACGCTTCCTTTTCTGCAACCTTTGATTCAACCATCTTTGCATTCATCGTTTGAGCCATTTTAGTGACCTCTCCCGCACTTTCTACATTTTTTGATACCTTGCTAAGCAACGCATCAATTTCGTCGATTGTAGGCGTTTGTTTTGCGTTTGCAATTGTGAACACATAAGCCGTCATAAATAGGGCGGTAAAAACCAATAATGCCGTTCTCATAGTTTTTTCATTGTTTGCATTATACGGATTTCAGTCATGGCGGATGCCAAACAAGAATCGGATCGTTTTAATGCGTAGGTCAATTTATCAATCTTCACATCCAATGCCTCAATCTTTAGGTTGGCCTTTTCAATCTGTTCTTTATAGCCCGAACGCAAGTCCATATACAAATAAGAAACACCCAACAACATACAAAAAGCCACGGCCGCAATTGGATTTTTCTTAAATTGCTCAAACGAAACGGGCAACGCATTTGGTTTTACTTTCGGGGCGGTCATTATTCAGTCGGGGGAAAAGGTGGTGTTACAACTTCAAATTGACTTGGTGTTCCAAGCACTGGCAACAACGATTCGTCAAAAACGATGTACCAAAATTGCGGCGT